GTTCGAGTCCCACCATCGGTACCAAGAATAAAAACTATGTAACGCCTTTAAATAGCTTATTACATAGTTTTTTATTTTACTTTTAATGCAATTTTAATGCAACCCAATATTTTCTTTATCTAAATATGCATTAAATTTGTCGTCTTCTTGTAATTGAAATTTTTCGAAAACAGATGCATAGGTGTCCATTGTTGTTGTTATATTTTTATGGCCTAATTTTTTCTGTAAAACTTTTGCAGACATTCCACTTTCTATACATCGTGTAGCATAAGTATGTCTTAACATATGTGTGTGAATATGTTTAGCGATAGAATACTTTTTATTTAGTCTTTGTAAATAGGAATTTAATTCATTAGGAGATATAAAATTATCTTCTTCGTCATCATAAAATAATAATCCGTATTTGTTATGAGAATCAATTTTAAAGGCATTTGATAGTATAATATGAATAGAACTATTAATTGTTATATTTCTAACAGAATTTTCAGTTTTTGTTTTATTGCCTAATATAACTTTATCATTTTTATTTCTTGTTAAAGTTCTTTGAATATAGATTTTATTATTATTAATATCAATATCTTCTTTTTTTAATGCTAAAACTTCTCCAATTCTCATACCAGTATATAATTGCATTAGAATAATTAAATCATATTTACTATTTAAATCTAAAACATTTATTAAATTTCTTTGTTCTTCTACGGTTAACGCTTCAATTTTTTTATTTTCTTTGTCTGAATTTGGTTTTTTTATAATTTCGCTATTAGTTGGATTGAATATTATATATTTTTCAGACATTGCAATTTTAAAAGCTTTATTCATCATTGAATACATTTTCTTTATAGAGCTATCAGAATAAATAGTAATGGTAGTCAAAAAATGTTTTATATCTTCTGTAGTTATTTTTTGTATATTTTTATTGGCAAAAGCAGAGTCGCATTTTATTATTTGTTTTAAAGTTTCTTGATTTCTCAAAAAACTTCTATCACTAATCTGATTAGTATCATATTTGTAACTTATATAGTTTTCAATTAATTCTTTGAATGTTATATCTTGTTTGTCAATAAAAAGCCCTTTATTAACATCTACAAGAGCTTTATTCATTTTATCTTTTACTTCTTTACGGGTTTTACCATATACAGATTTACGATTCAATTTACCATCCACTTTTCTTCCAGCAGTAAATTGGCCTACCCAACGATTTAATTTTTCAGAATAGAAAATAGAGCCTTCTCCATTACCTCTTTTTGCCATACAAAACATCCTTTCGTTATAGTGATAAAAATTAAATGCTAAAAAATAGCATTTATCTTTTGTTTAAAAGTTATAGATATCCATTTTCTTTATAATAATTATAAGCAAATTCTACAGTATTAGTAGATAAGCTAAAATAATCTGCAATATCATAAACAGTACTCATTCCGTTTATTAAAAGCCTCTTTAAAATCATTTATCGTAATTAATATTGTATTTTTCCACTTATTAGCTCTATATTCTTTTTGTTCTATTACGATTTTATCTGTATTGGCATTATACAAAGCATTATGATAATAATGTCCAAGTTCTTCTGCTAAAAGTTCCTTTTCTTCGCACGAGGTTTTAATTCGAGAGTAATTTAAACCGAATACAATATTTTTTATCAATCCTACCAATAATTGCCTTATTTTTCATTTTAAAGTTAATTATTGTAATATTTTCTTTATTAGCAATCTCATATAATTTATTTAAATTCATTATAGCCCCCAAAATAAATTAATTATCAGATTTATTTTCTTTGTTACCATATTTAATTTGTTTATAAAATCTTAGAGCATCTGCAATTTCCTCATCACTTAATCCTTCCATTTCTTTATGATAAGCAAATTCAAATTCTTGTTTTATTTGCTCTTCGGGATTTCTTATATCTGATTTACCTAAAAGATAATCTGTTGAAACATTAAAATATTCTGCCAATTTAAGAATTGTATTTGGAGTCATTTCTCTTTTTTCATTTTCGTAGTTTGAAATAGTTTGCAATGTAACATTTAATATTTTAGCAATACTTTCTAGACTTTCATTTTTTTCGAGTCTTAATTTCTTTAATCTATTCATAACATACATCCTTTACATAATATATAATATATTATAAAACAATTTGTTTAATAAGTAAACAAATTGTAAAATATTTTTCTTAGAGCGTCAACAGAATTAAACAAAATGTATAAAAAATATAAAAAAAGTATTGACATTTAACAAAATGTTTAATAGAATAACTTCAACAAATTGTTGAGGAGGTGCAAAATGACAAAAAAGACATTACAAGATTTAAGAGTTCAAAATGGATATACTCAAGAACAAGCTGCAAAATTTTTAGTAATTACAAAAGAATATTTGTCAATGTTAGAAAATGGATCTAGAAATCCAAGCGATACCTTAAAAGAAAAAATGTCTGAGTTATATGGTTGCGATATAACTGATATTTTTTTGGCAATAAGTTCAACAAAATGTTTAAAAGCAAAAAAGAGGTGATAAAAAAATGCAAGAAAAGAGGTCAATTCTTAATTATGAAAATTTACCAGAAACAATAACACCTTATGATTATGCAGACTGGAGAGGAATAGGAGAGAATAAAGCAAGGGAAATATTTAACAGACCTGACTTTCCTAGAATTAAAGGAACAGGAGTAAAGCAGTTAGCAGATAAAAGAGCAGTTTTACTTTATGATTTAGGACTAAACGAAAAAGATAAACAAGAAATACTACAAGAAATGGCAAGGCAAATTATATAGAAAGGGGTGAGAGAAAATGAGTAAACAAATGAAAAAGTATTGTTTAATTGGAAAAGCAGTATGTAGTTTATGCAGTGATGTAATACCTACGGTAGCAGTTATAGCAGCAGGAGCGCTAGTAATAATGAAAATATTTATAGGATAAGAGAGGAGCAAGAATATGAAAATAGAAGGAAGTCCACAAGAATTAGAACAATTCTTTAAAAAGTTTAACTTAATAGAAAATTTAGAAATAAAAATAGATGGCGAAAAAGTAGCGAAACAAATTGCACCATCTATAAGTCGAATTTTTAGTGAAAATTATTAGTTTAAATTATTATTAAGTATAGTTTCTAAAATTACTTTAATCATAATTTCTTCGTGTTTTTCTAACTTATCTATAAATTCAGTTTCAATAATTTTGGAACATTCTTGATGATATTTATTAATTGTGTTTTGAATAATTTCATCTTTAGACATTATTAATCACCTCCTTAGAGGCGATTATAATACAAAAATTAATAGAAAGGAAGTGATAAAAAAGATGGATAGATTAGATCAAATATTTATTTGGCACATCATTACATTATCAAAAATGAAATTAGAAAAAAGGAGAATAGAGAACAAATGGAAACGATAATAATATTTTTACTTTTAGGAATTATAGGAATGTTAGTGGCTTATGCAATAGTATCTACAGAGATATATAACGACAAAGTAAATAATTTAGAAGAAGAAATTTACGAAGTAGAACGTGAATTAAGTGAAAAATCTAACAAATTAAGATTAATTAAGAACGAAATAGATAACACAGATTTAGCAGAAACAAGCTATTTAGAATTGTACAACAGTTGCAAAAGAATAAAAAAAGTGATTGCTAATGCTCACGCATCAACAACCACAAAAGATTTTTTTCAAGAAAGTATAAATAAATAATAACACGAATTTAGAAAAAATGCAAGAAAAGAGGAACAAATGGATTTATCTAAAGAATTTTATCCTGTGCCAAAACCACCAAAAACAGAAAAAAAGAAAGTAAAAAAGATAAAACAAAAAAGTAGTAAATTAGCAAAATTAGAACGTAATAGATACAGCATAATTACATACAATTTAGATATTTGTTATGTATGCAAGAAACACAAAAAAGATCATTTGGATGAAGTTTTTGGAGGTAGAAATAGACAAACTAGTATGAAATATGGACTAGTTATACCAATATGTTTTAAATGTCACAGGAAATTAACAGATAATCCACTCTTAAAGAAAGACATACAGGAAGAAGCAAAACAGATTTTTATAAAAAAATATAGCGAAGAAAAATTTATTAAAGAATTTGGGAGGTAAAAATGTATATGGAAACAAAAACTAAAATTATTATAGGAAGTATTGTAGGAGTAATTGTAATAGCAATGATTATACTTATTGCAAGTATAACAACTGTACCAACAGGATACGTAGGAGTAAAAACAAGATTTGGACAAGTACAAGATGATGTAATTCAAGAAGGATTCAATTTAAAAGCTCCTTTTATAGAAAGTATAGTAAAGATAGATTGTAGAACACAAAAATATGAGATAGCAACAGAAGCTAGTTCGAAAGATTTACAGAAAATAAGTAATTTAAAAGTAGTAGTTAATTATAACGTAGATAAAAACAATGCCAATAATTTATATAAAGAAGTTGGAAAGGATTATCAAACAGTATTAATAGAACCAGCAATATTAGAAAGTATTAAACAAGGAATAAGTCAATATACAGCAGAAGAAACAATAACAAAAAGAAGTGAAGTAGCAGATATAATTATCAATTTATTAAAAGAAAAATTAGAAAATAAAGGTGTAACAGTAACAGCTTTAAATATAACAGATTTAAGTTTTTCAGAAGAATTTGACACAGCAGTAGAGCAAAAGCAAATAGTAGAACAAGAAACACAAAAAGCACAATATGAATTAGAAAAAGCAAAAGTAGAGAATGAGAAAAAAATAGAAAATGCTAAAGCAGATGCTGAAGTTATGAGGCAACAAAATGAGCAAATTACAGATAATTACTTGAGATTAAAAGAAATAGAAAATGAGCAAAAGGCAATTGAAAAATGGAACGGACAGTTACCTACAACTACATCTGATGCAATTCCATTTATAAATATTAATTAATGTGGACAACAGGGTATGACAATATAAGTTATATCCTGTTTTTACTAAAGAAAGGAGAAAAAATGGCACAAAAACGAATGTTTAATAACTCCGTAGTTGAAAGTGACGAGTTTTTAGAAATGCCAGACAGCTCTCAAAATTTATATTTTCACTTATCGATGCAAGCTGATGATGATGGTTTTGTAGATAAGTGGAAATCCATAATGAGAATGACTGGAAAAAAAGAAGACGATTTAAAAATATTAATAGCTAAATCTTTTGTAATTCCATTTGATACAGGAGTGCTAGTAATAAGACATTGGAGATTAAATAATTATCTGCAAAAAGATAGATATAAGGAAACAATATATAAAAATGAAAAATCTAGATTAACAATAGATAAAAGCAATGTATACAATTTGGATACAGAGTGTATACACAGTATAGATAAGAATAGAATAGATAAGATTAGTATAGAAAAGAATAGTAAAGAAAAAGAACAAGAAGAAAGCGAAAGTTGTGGCGACGGTTTTCAAGAAGACGAAAGTTGTAAAGACGGTCTTCTAACAGGAAAGGACAGTTGTAAAGACGATTTCCAAAAAGTTTCAAAATTTTATGAAGACAATATTAATCTTTTAACACCATACACATCAGAAGTTTTAGAAGATTATACAAAAGAGCTAGGATCAGAATTAGTTATTTATGCAATGCAGATTAGTATAGAAAACAATAAAAGAACAATCAGTTATATAAAGGCAATTCTCAACAATTGGTCTAAAGCCAATATTAAGACATTAGCAGAAGCTAAAAATGAAAATCAAAACAAAAACGAAAAGAAAGATAATATAAAAATTGAGGACGTAGAAATAATGGACACATCTGGTTTAAGCGAAGACGAATATTTAAAACTTGTAAGAGGTAAACGAAATGCAGGATGAAGAAATAGAGAAAGCAATGTTATATTATCTAATTTTCGAAAATTATGAATGTGAGCTTATAGATGCAGATTTTACAACTAGATTAAACAAGAAAATATTTAAAGCAATACAAAATTTAAAACAAGCAAAAGAAGAAATAACAATGCTAACTGTTAAAAACAAGTTAACTGATGAAAAAAATATATTAAGTTATTTAGCAACATTAAGTGAGAATATTTATAGCACAACTGCAGAGAGTGTATATAAAAAGTTAATTGAATTAACTAAAAAAAGACAAATGCAAAAACTGCTAAATGAGTCAGCAACAAAAATAAAAGATGCTGAAAATATAGATATAGACATAGAAAAAGTAATAAAAGAGTTAAATAAAATTGAAGATAGAGAAATTAAAGAAGAAAGTTTAAAAGAGCAGATTATAGATACTTTAGAAATGATAGAGAAAAATATGAAAAACAAAAATGATTATAGCTTGTATACAGGAATGCTAGATTTAGATCAATTAACTTGCGGACTACATAATGAAGAGTTAACAATAATTGGCGCTAGACCAGGAATGGGAAAAACAACATTTGCATTACAAATAGCAGACTATATAGCTAAAAAGAAAATACCAGTAATGTTTATAAGTTTAGAAATGTCAGAAGAACAAATTATAACAAAATTAATAGCGAAAGATACAAGAATAAATAGTACAAAAATGAGATTAGGGACATTAACTGACCAAGAAGCAGTAAAAGTATATGAAGCTGGAGCAGAATTAGAAGAAAAATCTTTATATATTACTAGTAATTTAAGAACAATACAGCAAATAGAAGTAGAAGCAAGAAAACTGAAAAACAAGAAAAACATAGGATTAATAATAATCGATTATATACAACTAATTAAAAGTTCTCAAAAATTTAATTTAAGAGAGCAAGAAGTAGCAGATATAACAAGAACATTAAAGTTATTAACTCTAGAATTAAAGATACCAATTATAGGGCTATGTCAATTAAATAGAAATGCAACAAGACAAGAACCAATGTTATCTGATTTAAGAGAATCTGGAGCAATAGAGCAAGATGCAGACAATGTTATTTTTATATATCAAGAAGAAGAAACAGATGCAGCAGCACCAGTAGTAACAATAAAACTAGCAAAACAAAGAGCAGGAACTACAGGAAAAGTAAATATGGTATTTAGAAAAGTATATAGCGAATTTGTAAATATAATCAGGAGGTAGTTATGAAAATTATAAATACAGAAGAACTACTAAAATTAAATGATATTGAGAAGATACAATTTATAAAGCAAATTATATTAGGACAAGCCAAATTTATAGGAGGGAATGCAAATGAGAAGAGGCAGAGTAAGGGATATAGTTTATAAGATACTAGAAGAAGATACAAGAGCAAGAGAAGATGATAATTATTTAATATATAAAACAATTAAAGAATTATTTCCAAGACTAACAGAAACATATTTCAAAACAGCATTACAAACATTAACTAACACAGGCATAAGTTTTGAAAGTATAACAAGGCATAGAAGAAAGTTTTTAGAATTGCATCCAGAGTTAAAACCAAAACAAACAACAAGGATTAGAAAAGAAGAGGAGAAAAGCTACGAAAAAGAATATAGTAGGCATTTACCAAGATTAGATTAAACGGAGGAGGAAATTATGGAACTAAAAAGAGAAGAGTTAATAGAGTATAGCTATTATGATGAAGAAGGAAAATTAATAACTATAGTAAACAGAGAAAAGTTAGCAGAATTATTAGAAGCTGATGAAGTGAGGTGGAAAGAATGAGCAAAGAATATAGAATAAATATGTTTTTTGTTGGAGGTACGACTTTTTGTACAACTGTACCAGAAGATGAAAAAGATAAGATAATTGAATGCTTAAATGATAGAAAAATAGAACAAATAAGATTTGGACCAAGTGAAGAAGACAAAGGAATATATATAATAAATTTAAAGAATTTGAACTTAATCAAAATAAGTGAGGAGTTAGAATGAATATAGAAGAGGATATAAAGAAAGTAAAAGAGCTAAATAATTTATTAAAATTTTTTAAAACGCACGGTTGGATTCCAAATTTGTCTAGAAACACAAATATAAACGAAACAATAGAAGCAATAGAACACGTATTAGCAGAAAGAAAAGAAGATAAAAAGACAATAAAAGAGTTAGAAGAACATCAACAAAAATTTTATAATGGAGAAATTTATACTGCAAAACAATTAAAGCAAGTAGAAGAAAATCAAAAGAAGTATTTCATTAATAAACAAAAAGTAAAAGAAATAATAGATAGATTAAATATAAGTGATATTGAACCTTGGAGTACTTATAAAGTAAGTGGAGATATATTATTTGATTTGAAAAAGTTATTGGAGGATAAATAATATTGTAATTTACTAGATTACAGAAAGGATAAAAAATGAATATAGGAAAAGGAAGATGGAACTCAAAATATATTTGTGATAAATGTGGCAATGAAATACCATTTATAGGACAAAAAGGATTTATAGGAATAATGCATTATTGCAGTAAAGGACAAAGAGATGGCAATTACAAACATGACTTTGACTTATGTAAGAGTTGCGAAAAAGAGTTTAGACAATGGTTAAAAGAAAAACCGATTATAAGTTCAGAAAATATAATTGATAGATTTCCTATATGGGAAGAAAGCTAGGTGATCAAATGTCTAATGTTTATGATATGCTAGGACATAAGAAGGTATTATTTGATGAAGAAGTAAAAGATATTACATATAAAGAAATAATGACAATAATAGTACAAAGAGCTACAGAAGAAGGATGCAAAGAAATTTTTTCAGAAGGAGGAGTTACATTATGTCCTTCAAAAGTTTTTGGACCAGAGCAAATAAACGTTAATAAAGAAGAAAAAGATTGCGAAGATGGAATTGGTTGCACAAAGTGTTGGACAAAAGCTGTAAAAAAATTAAGAGGTGATTAAATGTTAAGAATAGTTGAATATAACAAAATAACAGGAAAGAAAGTAGATTTAAAAGAATTAGAGAATTTTGGTTTTATAAACTATAGAAATATAGAGGATGGTAAATATTATTATTGTTTTTGTGATTTATTCATTGGAGAAGATAGAAAGATATTGCAAGATGATGGAATAAATGAATGTAAATCAATAGAATATCAATTAAGTGAAAATGAAATAGAAATTATCTTTGATTTAACAATTGCAGGCTATGTAGAAAAAGTAGAGGAGGAGTAAATGGGAAATATAACTAAAGAAACAAAAGAAATATTAAAAAATTGTTGGGTTATGACAACTGACCACACTTTAGATGAAGAAAATATTAAATTAAAAGAAGCAATAACAGAAGTATTGAATGAAACAATGACATCAGAAGAAAGAAGCAGATGGGGATATGAATATTTTATTAAAAATAAACAATATAATGATGATTTAGAGCGTAATAAAAATTTATTAAAGGAATGGTCACACATATTAAAAGGAATGGGAAATAGAAATTATACTTATGCTTATGCAATAGATAGAGTATTAAGAGAACTAGAAAAGAAGGAGGACAAGCAATGACGGAAGAAGAGAAAGTAGAAAACACAATAGCATTAAAATATATAACTATAAAAGAATTAAAAAATATAAGAACAAAAGTGAAAAAATCAGAAGATGAAAAGATAAGATTAAAAATAGAAACAAAACATTGGTATGGATATTCAGAACCATTTTTAAGTAAGAGTAAAGATAGATTAAAGGTATCTAAACACACAATGTTAAAAATATTAGATGAGGCAATAAAAAAAGAAGAAGATTATATAAATAAATTAATAGATAAAGAAATTAATAGATAAAGAAATAATGATAAGGAGGAATGAGTTATGTCAGAGAAAAGAAGAATAAATATAAAAAATTTTAATAGTGAATTATCTTGTATTATTAAAGTTAAATTGGATAAAAAAGGAATTAGTACTTGGAAAGAACTAACAGATATGCTTGGTATAGATAATCCTAGAACTTTTATAGATTTCTTTAATAATAAACAATGCGTAAAAAAAGAATATATAGATAAACTATTTGATATTTTAGAAATTGATGAAAGACTTAAAGATATATATTTAGAACCAGTTATTAAATACAAATTAAAGGAGAAATAAATATGACAGAAGATAAAAAGATAGAAGAATTTAAAATAAAATCTGTAGAAAGAATACCACATAATTTAGAAGAAGGAATATTATATGTTTGTTTAGAGTGCAATGTAGCAGTACATTTATGTGCTTGCGGTTGTAGAGAAAGAACAGTTACTCCTTTAGGCTATGGAGGATGGGCATTAACTTATAATGAAAATGGGTTAAGTTTAAATCCAAGTATAGGAAATTTTAACATACCATGTAAATCACATTATTTTATAACAAACAATAAAGTAAGATGGTGTTAAGGAGAGAATAAAGATGAGTTTTGATAAAAAGATAGAACAAATGATAGCTTATGGCTACAAAGAAATAACTATAAGCAAAGAAAAGTATGAAAGCTTAAAGAGAGAAACGAAAAACTTAATTAAATTGAATGATATAAAATTAAATTTTGAGGAGGAAAAATAAATGAGCAATGAAGAATTTATAAAAAAAGCAAAACAATTAGTAAGAGAATATGCAATAGAGCATTTAGACAAAACAGATGAGATACCAAATTTTAATGTGTATATAGTATGGAGTTGTAAGATATTACAAAACAGTAAAGCATTATTAAGTACAGATTTAAAAGATGGAATGTATTATGAATTGACTTACAATGGAGATAAAAAAGAAATATATTTTGATGCTTATAAAAAATTCGAAAATAAATGTATAAAAGCAGAATAGTTAAGTAGATGACTAAAAAGAAAGAGGAGGCTACATAGAAATAGTAGGAGGTAACAATGAACAAGATAATTATAAATGGCAAAGAAATAAAATGCGATGGAAATAACGTACAAGTAATTAATAATAAAGTATATGTTGATGGAAAGATAATATCAGAAGAGGCAAAAAAGAAAAGCAATATATATGTATATGGAGATGTTGAAAATATAGAATGTGAAGGATCAGTTGAATGTGACAATGTTAAAGGTAATATAAAAGCAGGAGGCTCAATAAATTGTGATAATGTTGGCGGAGATATTAGTTGTGGAGGTAGTGTAAATTGTGATGAAATAAGAGGTAATGTAAATGCAGGTGGAAGTATTAATAGATAAATTAAACATAAGGAGATAATATGAGAATTAAAATAGGGGAAAGTGAAGGAGAAAGATTAAATATGAATAATGTTAAAGTAATCAATGACAAAGGCTTTGCACAGCCAACGATGTTAATTTCTGTAGAATGTTATACACAAATAATAGAACAAATAGGATACTTAAAAGGAAGAAATATGGAATTAGAAAAACAATTAAATAAAGAACAAGTACTTGAGATACCAATAGAATGCGACGAAGTACAATATTATGATAATAAGCCTCATAATATGACTAAATTAACAATGAAAAATTTTTTAGAAAGAGAAATAAAGAGATTAGAAGGATTAAAAAAAGATAGTTGTAGAGAAGAAATGTTAAGAATAAATGGAAAAATAGAAGGATTAGAGTATGCAATTAATAAATTATTTGAATTATAAAATTAAGGGAGGAATACAAATGTTTAAGTTAAGAAAAAGATTAAAAGAAATAGATGATATTCAAAATGAATTAAAAAATAAATTATTAACAGAAGAGAAGTTATATAAGTTTTATTTAGAAAGAAAAATAGATGAAATAAATGCAAGATTAAAACATAATTTAAGTTATTCTATAGAACACAATACAGAATCAATCAGAGCAGACGGATGGAGATTTTTCGATATGTCATGGACAATAAGCGTGAAGATTAAAATAAGTAACATAGAAATCAAAAAGTTTACTTATGTAACACATTCCAATATAACGAAAAAGGATATTTACAAAGCAATATTAAGATACATAAACTCAAAACCTATAAGTTATTTTATAAAACTAGATAAGAAAATAGAAGATCTAGAGAAACACAATACAGAATTAGATAAAAAGAAATTAAACCTAGAAGAGGAATTAAAGAAAATAATATAAAATTGTAGGAGGTACAAAAGATTGGAAATTAAAACCTTAATTAAATTATTAAAAAACTACAAAGAAAATAAAGCTACATTAAACATTAGATTAAAAGAATTAAAGACCAAAAGAATAGAATTAAAGAATCTAGTAGTAGATACTAGTATAAGTGGAATAAATTATGATACGGAAGGAATACATAGTAAAAATACTATATCAGACAAAACAGGAAACAGTATTATTAAAACAGATGATAAAAGAATAAAATTAGAAGAGGATATAGCAAAACTAGAAGAGGAAATAAGGCGATTAAGAAAAGATGTGGAAACAGTAGATGACAGATTAGAGATATTAACATATAAAGAGAAGCAGTTATTAATTGCAAGATACATAGAAGAATGCAGCTACGTAGATATTGGAAACAGAGTATATTATCAAATATATAATGAAACAAGAAGTTCTGATGCAATTAAAAGGATCATAGAAAAAGCTATGAAAAAAATCACAAAAATACAGTAGTCTGAAAATGCATGGTTTTTGCGTACAAAATGCACGGTTTTTGCACTTGTTTTTTTAAAAACAGTAGTTTATAATTTATAATAGCAACAAAAAGTTGTAAGGCATCCTTTTATTATTATTCAAATATAATTACTACATAAAATTGTGACTATATATGTCACAATTTTTATATTGCGGGATAGAGCAGCTGGCAGCTCGTTGGTCTCATAAGCCAAAGGTCACAAGTTCGAGTCTTGTTCCTGCAACCATAAGAGTAGACGTTTTATATGTCTACTCTTTTTTTATGTACTAGACATTGTGATTTGTTGCAAGATCACCTCCTTTCTTAACAATAAGTGTTTTTGATAAAACAAGCTATTTCTAGTGTAGCTTGTTTTTTTATATATAAGGAGAATTTAATGAAACTAAAGTTTATAATTTTATATTTATTAATAAAGGTAATGAACATATATGAAAGATAAAATTAATTGGAAAGAATGCATGAAACGTAAATGTGAACAATGCAAATATTATGACAAATGTTTTAAAGAAGAGAGGAAAAATAATGAACCTAAAAAATGACAAGGAAGAAATAAAAGAACTAGCAGAAATTTTTAAATCAATAGCAGATACTTTAGATGAAGTAGTAAAAATACAAGACAAGTTAGATAATAATGAATTAGATATGTCTGAAGAAGAGGCAGACGAAAAAATAGAAGAAATTTTAGGAAAGTTTATTGTAAAGCTATTAAAAGCACAAGAAAAAATGAAGGATATGTAAATATGATTGAACAGAGAATAATAGAAAACGAAGTCTATACAATAAATATACTTCAAGAATTAACTAACAATGACAAAATAGACTTAGAAGAAAGTATTAAAACATTACAAAAGCACAAAGACAGCAGTATAATACGTTCTTCTAAATTTATTGTAATTAACACTCATAAAACAATAAATGAAATAAATATAGAACTTATTAATGATAAAATAAGAAAATTATTTATAGTTTATAAAACAAACGAAAAAGTAATGTATTGTATAGAAGATATAAATATAATCAAAGAAATAGAAAGTTCAAAACTTGATAATATAAATAAAAAAGAACTTATGAACAAAATAAGATTAATAGAAGAATCAATCAAAGAACTAGAAGAATATTTAACAAAATTGAAAGAAAAAATAGGAGAAAATATAAATGAAAAACATAATACTATATCATAACAATTTGTTAAGATTTGGTGGAGTAGATACATTTGTATATAACTTTACTAAAAAATTAAAAAAATATTACGATATAACATTTTTATATAGTATAGCAGATGAAGAAAATTTAAAAAGAATAAAAGAAAATGTAAAAAATGTAGAAAAATATGATTCTAATAAGAAATATATTTGTGATATTTGTGTTTGTGCATCTGCATGGGGAGAATATCCAGAAAGTGTAGTAGCCAAAAGTGGAAGATATATTCAAATGGTACATGCAGATTATGTAAGAGCTAAAGAAATTAATTTTACTTATAATAAATGGCATAAAACCACAGAACATGTTGGAGTATCAGATCATGTTTGTAAAATTTTTAAAAAGTTATATCCAAAAGAAAAAATAACAAGAATATATAATATTTTAGATGAAACGCAAGAAACAAAACCGATATTAAAATTAATTAGTGCAACAAGAGTAAGCAAAGAAAAAGGTTATGAAAGAATGCTTAAGTTAGCACAAGAATTAAAAAAAGCAGGAATAAAGTTCAGATGGACAATATTTACTGACTTAGATTTATATAATAAAAAGTCTTTTAATTTAGAAGAAATTGTATATATGAAACCATCTCATGATTTTTGGGATTATATAGTAGAAGCTGATTATGGAGTTCAACTTTCAGATACAGAAGGATATAGTTATTTTATTAACGAGTGTTTAGAATATGGAACACCAGTAATATCTACTAACTTTCCTAGTGCTTATGAAAGCATTGAAGATGGCAAAAATGGATACATTTTAGATATGAATTTAATCAATCTGAATGTAGATAAGATTGCGAGAAATATTCCAAACAATTTTGAATACAAAGAAAAATGTACAGAAAAAGATTGGATAAATTTCTTTAATAAAAAGATAGAAAGGAAAAAGAAAGATATGTTTAAAGTAATAGCAAAACAAAACTATAATGATAAAATGCCAGAGCTAATTGAAGAAATTATGGATAAAGAAATACAATACAATGCGAATGGAAGTGCAGCAATTAGCGAAGGAGATATTTACATTATAAATGATGCCGATAGAGCAAAACAAATAGAGGAATCTGGTTTAGCAGTAGTAATGGAAATAATAGAAAAGAAAGAAGAAACAAAAGAAAAAGTAGATAATATTAAAGAAATAGAAGAGGTTAAAGAAGAAAAGAAGAAAACAAAAGGAAGAACTAGAAAGAAGATAGAGAAATAAGATGTTATTAAAGTTATGTGCAAGATGCAAGAAACTAATACAAGCACCAAATAGATATTGTTCTAATTGTAAGAAGATAGTAGATAAAGAAATAGAAGTTAACAAACAAAGAAATATGAGTAGATATAATAAAAACAGAGATAGAAAATATAAGACATTCTATAATAGTAAAGAGTGGAAATTATTAAGAGATACATACAAAGAAAAACATTATTTATGCGAGATGTGTCAAGAAGAAGCTAAGAAAAATAACAAATATTCTATTCAATTAACAGAAGAAGTACACCACAAAGAACCTATACAAACACCAACAGGTTGGCTACGAAGATTAGAGTGGAGTAACTTAATAGCATTATGTCATAAGCATCACGATATGCAACACAATAGATTTAAGAAGAGGAAAAAGAAGTGAAGATATTTAGTGCAATTGTAATACCAAATGAATATAGAGATAGAATAGATATACTGTATGAATGTGATAACGAAAGAAATATACAATGCAAAGGACATAACAGCTGTGGAGAATGTCATTATACATCTGAATTAAAATATGCGAAGGATATATCTAAAAGAAAAACAAGAATAGAATTGGAAGAAGAGCTGCAAAAGAAAGATAGAGAGATAGAAGAATATAAGAATACGATTAGAAGAATGATAAACAAAGAAAATATATTTAATTTTAAAACAATGAATGAAATAAGAAAAATATATAATTTAGAACCAATAAAATGAATAATACTGAAGTAAAGGACAAAATAGAAGAGGTAAGGGGTAGATAAAAAAGTTTTAAAGTTTTAAGCCTAGAACGGTGCGTCCCTCCTCTTTATACAAAAAACTCCCTAAATTCGGTTTTAAGACATCAAAAATGAAAAGAGGTGTAACTTTATGGCTGGGAGACCAAGAGAACCTATAAATCTAATTCTGGCAAAAGGAAAGAAGCATTTAACTAAAGCAGAAATTAAAGAAAGAACGGAATCAGAAATAACAACAGACCATATAGATGTAAAACCACCAGAATATCTAAATGACAAAGAAAAGAAAGAATTTAATAAAATATCTAAAATCTTATTAGATATTGGAATAATAACTGAGCTAGATGAAGATTGTCTAGCTCATTATTTAATTTCAAACACAAGTTATATTAAATATACTAAGAAAATAAGAGATTTAGAAGAAGAATATGTGAAAGCAAAAAGAAAAGACAAAAAGAATCAAATATTGTCTGACATAGATTTATATTTGCAATATCAAGCAAGAGCATTAAAACAATGTAGAGCTTGTGCAAACGATATGGGATTGTCAATTTCTTCAAGAGCAAAGTTAGTTATGCCAAAGCCAAAAGAAACACCACCAGAAAATAAATTTAGTAAATTCAAGGTAGTAGAATGATTGACAGAGTAACAGAATATGCAAAGAAAACAGTAGCTGAAAACAAAATGGGAGAATTGCATATTCTAGCATGCAAAAGACATCTTGAAGATCTGAAAAGGCAAGGAACAAAAGATTTTCCATATATTTGGAAACCAGAATATTCTGAAAGAATAATAGAATATGCAGAAACACTAACGATTGGAGAAGGTTTTGAAAAGAGACCAGTTAAACTTGTTGGAGGTCAGATTTTTGATTTTGGCTGTCCTTTTGGATGGCTAAAGTTAAATGGGAAAAGAAGATTTAGACGTTCATATAAAAGTATGGCTAGACAAAATGGAAAATCATTTGAAAATGGTATTAAAGGAACATACATAGCAGGTTTTAGTGGTTATAATTATGGAAAATTATTCACGGTTGCCACAAAGAAAAGACAAGCAAGAATTGCATGGGAAGAAATGAAAAAGTTTATTGAAGCAGACAGAGACTTACAAGAACTTTTTGAAATTAAAGATTACAAATCTTTAATAATTTCGAATGATACAAAGTGTACAATTGAAGCTTTATCAAGAGAAGGTGGATTAGATGAGGGATTTAGAGCAATATTTGCTTCTATAGATGAATACCATCAACATCCAGATGCAAAAACATATAAGGCTATATACAATGGGACAAGAGCATTAGAAGAAACATTAATAAGTATTATTACAACAAGAGGAGACAAACTAAATAGTGCCTGTTTTGAAATGGATCAATACTGTATAAATATATTAAAAGGAATTGTTACAGCAAATGATTTTTTTGTTGATATATATGCATTAGATGAAAAAGATGATATATTTGATCCTAAAAATTTGATAAAAGCAAATCCATTTTTGGCTTCAACACCACAAGGGTTAGAAAATCTAATTACAGATATGCAAACTGCTAGAGATATGGGAGGTAGTGAATTAAGAGACTTTATGACGAAGTCTCTTAATTTATGGGTTCAAAATACAGAAGATAGATTCACAAGTCCTCAAAAATGGAAAAAATGTGAATCTGAATTAGAACTAAAAGATTTTGTTGGTAAAAAATGCTATGTAGGTCTAGACTTGTCTAGTGGTGGTGATTTAACAACAATAGCTATTGAAATCCCATTAGAAGATGAAGAATTTTTTATTTCAACCCATTCTTTTATGCCAAGAGGACGAATGGAAGAACATGTAAACACCGATATAGCACCATATGATTTATGGGAAAGAGAAGGTCTAATAACAGTAACTGGTGGACAAGCAACATTTAAGAATGATTATAAGTTTATTGTTAAGTATTTAAAAGACATTATTGAAAAATATGATTTAGAAATACAAGCAATAGGATATGATCCACATAATGCAGATGGATTTTTATCAGACTTGGAAGAATTTGGAGTTCCTCTTTTAGAGATAAAACAATCAGCAAGATTTTTACATGATGGAACTGAAGATATGCAACTAAATATTGAATCAAGAAAAATAAAATATAACAAAAAAGAAGAGTTGTTAGGATATAGTGTTTCTAATGCGAAAATAGTAAAAAATAGTTTTGGGGAAAAGAAAATAGATAAAGAAAAGAAAGAAATACATAAAAGAATAGATCCAGTCGATGCAATGATAGATGCTCATATTGCACAAATGAAATTTAAAGAAGAAGAGGCAATAGATTATAACAAAGAAATGGAAGATTACTTAAATAGTATGGGCTGGAATTAGGAGGAAAAGTGAAAATAAAATTTAAAGATAGAATAAAAAAGGCAATAAAAGTATTACGAAATAAGCAAAATCAAGATAGTGAATTACGACAATTGCTTAATTTTCTTGGAATAGATGGAAAAAATGAGAAAGCTTTATCTGAAGTGACATATTTCACTTGTTTGAAATTACTTTGTGAATCCGTTGGTAAAGTACCATTAAAAATATTTCAATATAATTCCGACGGTGGAGTTGTAACAGCAAGAGGACATCCCTTATATTTTACAATTCACGATAGACCAAATCCATATATGACTGCAACAACTTTTTGGGGAACAATGGAGAATAATAGAAACCAGTTTGGGGATGCTTATGCATGGATAAAAGGTGCAGGTAAAAAAATGACATTATGGATTCTTCCTTCTGATGAGGTAGAAATCTGGTATGATGATCAAAAAGTTTTATCTGATATACCTGATATTTACTACATATATTCTCATGGAGGAAAGCTATATAAGTTTTCTTCTGAAGAGATAATACATGTAAAAAGTTCTATGAGTTTTGATGGAATAAAAGGAATAGCAGTAAAAGACCAACTTAAATTAACAATAGATGGAAATGTAAAAGCACAGAAGATGTTAAATCAAATGTATAAAAGCGGTTTTACTGCAAAAGCAGTAGTTCAATACACATCCGATTTGTCTGAACCAAATCTAATAAAATTTAAAAACAAAATAGAAGAATTTGCTGGTAGTGATTTAGACGATAAAGAAGTAAAAAATATTATTCCAATTCCAGTTGGAACAACACTAACACCTTTAAATGTAAAGTTAGCAGATAGCCAATTTGTTGAAGTTAAAAAATATAGTGCTTTACAAATTGCATCAGCTTTTGGAATCAAACCAAATCAGATTGGAGATTATGAAAAATCTAGCTATGCAAGTTCTGAATCACAACAATTAAGCTTTTATAAAGATACATTGCTTTATATTCTAAAGCAATATGAAGAGGAACTAAATTACAAACTTCTTTCAAGAGAAGAAATAGATAAAGGATTTTATTTTAAATTTAATATTGCTGTTTTGTTAAGAGCAGACCAAAAGACACAGATTGAAACATTAAGTCAAGCTGTGTCTAATTTTATATATACACCTAACGAGGCGAGAGCTTATTTGGATAAACCTGCAATGGCAGGAGGAAATAGACTTCTTGGAAATGGTGCAAGCATTCCTGTTGAATTAGCAGGAACTCAATATACAAATAATTCAGAAGGAAAGGAGGAGGAAAAGAAATGGATAGAGAAGAGTATGGAGAAAGTACTGAAAAAATTCTTGACGAAGGAACAATATGCAAATCTGCAGAAGTAGAAAATCAAGATGTAACAGAGGAAGAAATTAAAAAAATAAACAAATTTACTCTTGCTCCTCTAAAAGCAGAAGAAGTATTTACATTTAAATTAATATTAGGAGATAACGGTTTAGATGATAGAAATTATGAACCATTTAACTTAAACGCCCTAAAAGATTTAAAGAAACTTTATATTGGGAAAACAATGATAAAAGACCACAAAAGAACAGCAGATAATCAAATAGCTAGAATATATGATACAGAATTACAACAAGATTCTAGTAAATTAACTGGAGCTGGAGAAATTTTTACAAAATTAATTGCTAAATGTTATATGGTTAAAACAGAAAAAAACGCAGATTTAATTGCAGAAATTAAAGCAGGAATAAAGAAAGAAGTTTCTACAAGCTGTAGAGCAAAACATGCCTATTGTTCTATATGTGGGGTAGATAATATGAAAAATTACTGTTGTCACTATTGGGGCAAAGAGTACGATACAAAAGATGGCAAAAAGACATGTTATTTTACACTAGACGGAGCAAAAGAAGCTTATGAAGTGTCTTTTGTAGCGGTTCCAGCACAGCCACGAGCAGGAACTACTAAAAATTATGGTGGCAAAGAAAAAAATAAAGATAATGAAGAATCCGAAATTGATTTAAAAATCAAGAATTTGGATTCTTTTTTATTTTCAGAAAAAGAAAAAATGGAGGAATAAAACTATGAATAAAAAAATGAGAGAACTTTTAGCAAAAATTGAAAGCAAACAAGCTTTAGTGAAAGGATATACAGATGGGGAAAACAAAGATTTAGAAAAGGCAAAAGAAATTTTAGATGAAATAGAAAAATTACAAGAAGAATATCAAGTTGAAAAAAGATTATTTGAAAATGAAAAGAAAGTTGCTAAATTAAATGAAGAAGATATAGAAGAAATAGAAAAAAATATAGCTGACAAAAAAGAAGACAATAAAGAAACAAAAGAAGAAAGCTCAATAGAAAAATTTGCAAAAGAAATAAAAAATATCGCAAAAGGATTAAACGAAGAAACACCAGCAGATGGTGGATATACAGTTCCAGAAGACATTTCTACTTTGGTAGAACAAAGGAGAGAAGCAAAAGCTTCATTAATAGATTTAGTAAGCGTAGAAATTGTTTCTACAAATAAAGGAAGTAGAACTTTTAAGAAAAGAAGCCAACAAACAGGCTTTACTAAAGTTGGCGAAGGAGGAAAAATAACAAAATCTTCAACACCTCAATTTGAAAGAATGGATTTTGAAATATCTAAATATGCAGGATATTTACCAATTACAAATGAACTGTTAGAAGATACTGATACAAACATTGTTAATACAATTGTTGAGTGGCTTGGAGATGAATCAAGAGTAACAAGAAATAAAATAATTCTAGATTTAATTAAAACACAAAGTGAACAAGAATTAAACGGATTAGATGATATTAAGAAAACTTTAAATGTTACATTAGGAAGTGCTTTCAAATCTACATCTGTAATTGTAACTAACGATGATGGCTTACAATATTTAGACACATTAAAAGACAACGAAGGCAATTATATATTACAACCTAATCCAGCTGAACCTATGCAATTAAGATTATGCGCAGGAGCAACTACAGTTCCTGTAAAAGTAATACCTAATGCAGATTTACCAACAAGTTCAAATAAAATTCCATTTATAATTGGAGATTTAAAAGAAGGAATAAGATTCTTTGATAGAAAAAGCTTAACACTTAATACATCTAATGTTGCAGCTATTGGAGAATTAAATGCTTTCGAAGAAGATCTAACATTATTTAGAGGAATTGAAAGAGAAGATTGTAAAATAAGAGATAATAAAGCTTTTGTAAATGGATATATTAGTACAACTCCTTCTGTGTAGGAGGGATATAAATGAAACAAGAAGTAGAAAAACTCTTGAAAATTGCTAAAGAATGTTTGAGCATAGTAGATTCATCATCTTTAAAAGATAAAGAAATTACTATGCTTATCGAATCTGCAATATCAGACTTAAAAAGAGTAAATATAGATGTCGATAAAAACATAGAAGATGATTTAATACAAAATACAATAATAATATATGTTAAGGCTCATTTTGGAGATGGAGATATCAATAAAAGAACAGAATATCTAAAACGCTATAAATCTAACTTAAGAGAATTACAATTTTCTGAAGAATATCAAAAGCAAAATAATGAGGAGGTAGATAACAATGCGTGATGTAAGTTGCAAGTTGTTATCTACAACATATAAAAAAGATACAAATGGCATTCAAACTATAGACAAAATAGAAGAGAAAGAAGTACCGATTATAGATGAAGAAGATATATATGCAAATGAATATTATCAAGCAAATCAAAACGGATATAAACCTACTTTGAGATTAGTAATTAGTAGTTTAAATTATAATAATGAACAAGAATTAATTTATATGGATGTAAAATATACGATAATTCGTATTCAAAAGAAAAATCTTGATGAACTTATATTAATATGCGAAAGGAAAATTAATAATGTCTAATTCCATAAAAATAGATAATTTGTCTAAAATAGTTAAAAAATATTTAACAAATTATGTTGAAGATATAGAAGACGGAGTAAAAGAAGCAACAGAAAAATTATCTAAAGAAGCTGTCAAAGAGTTAAAAAAAGAATCTCCAAGACGAAAACCAAGTAAAAAAGGACCAAGAGAAAATCCTTACTGGAAAGGATGGAGCAGAAAGAAATATACGAAGTCAAAGAGAAGATATATAGTAGATATATACAATAAAACAAATTATCAGTTAACTCATTTATTGGAAAATGGACATGCTACCAAAAACGGAGGACATACAAAAGCTCAACCACATATTAAGCCAGTAGAAGAAAAATATAACAAATTATATGAAAAAGAAATAAAAGAAACAATTATAAGGAGTTCTAAAACATGAAGAACCTACAAGAATTAGCGAAAAGATTTGAAGAACAAAAAATACAATATGCTTATGGTAATTTTCAAGAAGAGGTCAATCCTCCACATGCTGTAGCATTGGAAACAGAAACAACTAATTTTTTTGCAGAAAATAAAGTTTATCACAGAGTAGGAAATATTCAATTAGATATAACTATGAATTATATAGATTTAAATTTAATTAATACGATTGAAAACAAAATTTTATATGATGTTTGTTGGAACAAATCAGAAATGACTTATCTGTCAGATGAAAAAATTTGGCAGATAAGTTATTTTTTTGAAATTTAAAAGAGAGGAAGAAAAAGTATGAGTAAAGATGGAAATAGAGTTTACTTTGGATTAAGTAATGTACATGTTGCTAAAATGATTATTGGAGAGGATGGTTCTATAACTTTTGGAACGCCTTTTAAGGTACCAGGTGCAGTAAATTTATCATTGGATGCAGAAGGAGATAGTGAGCCTTTTTATGCAGATAATATAAAATTCTGGGAGAGTTTTGCTAATAATGGATATAGTGGAGATTTGGAAATTGCAAAGCTACCTGAAGAATTTGAAACAGAAATATTAGGGCAAAGAAAAGATGCTAATGGAGCAATAATCGAAAACGCAAATGATAAAATATCTCCATTTGCATTTATGTATCAAGTCGAAGGAGATCAAACAGGAACTAGATTCTGTTATTATAACACAACAGTTTCTAGACCAAGCACAGAAGCAAACACAACAGAAGATACTAAAACACCAAACACAAATACATTATCTATTACAACATCTGCTAGAACAGATACTGGAGATGTAAGAATAAAATTACCTTATTCAGAAGAAAACAAAGAAATTTATGAAAAATTCTTTGAAAAAGTATATGAACCAACAGAGATACCATCAGTATAGTTAAGCTATACTGATTTTTGATTTTGAAAGGAAAATAGCAAAATGAAAAAAGTAAAAATTTGTGATAGAGAGTTTGATATAGATTGCAATGCATTAACTTATATTCAATATAGAAAAAAATTTAATAGAGGGATATTCGAAGATTTTGAAATAATACAAAATTTTATAACTATGCAAACTTTGATGGCAAATCAATTAAAGAAAGAAAATCCAAAAATAACAGAAGTCGAGATAACAACAAAGTTATCTCGATTAATGCTTAAAAGTATTGATAACTATATAGAAGCAGTAACAAGAATTGCCTATATTTGTTGCTACACAGCAAATCCAAAAATTGGCGAATATGAAGATTGGCTTAAATTAATTAAAAGAATCAATACAACAGATGATTGGATTGTTGAGGTAACGGAATTTGCCGTCGATAACTTTTGTGGATGAAGAAGCTATTAAGGAATTAAAAAAATTAGTAAAAAGCGAAGAAGAAATAAATTTAAAATTTCCAGAACACGATTTTTTTGCTACAGCATTAAAAATAGGGATAACTATAGAAGATTTAAAAGAATTGACATATGTAGATATTTTAAAAATTTTTATATCGTTTTTACAAAAAGATAAAGATAAAACAACAAATGGAGTAAGAAAAGCTACGCAAGAAGAAATTAATCAATTAGTTGCAAGAATGTAGGAGGATAATATGGCAGGCAGTATAAAAGGCATTATCGTTGAAATAGGTGGAGATACATCAGGCTTACAAAAAGCAATAAGTAAAGTAAATTCTGCTACATCTAGTTTAACTAAAGAATTAAGAGGAGTAAATTCCTTATTAAAGCTAGATCCAAAAAACACAGAATTATTAAGCCAAAAACAAGAAATATTATCTGAAGCAATAGAAACAACTTCTGAAAAATTATCGCAATTAAAAAAGATACAAGAAGAAGCTAACAAAGATATGAGCAAAGTTTCTCCAGAAAATTATAGAAACCTTCAGAGAGAAATTGCAAGCACAGAAAATAAACTAAAACAACTACAATTACAAGCAAGCAAATGGAACGAAGCAGGGAAAAAGCTAGAAGAGTTTGGAAATAAATTTACTAACATATCAAGTAAAATAGATAATGTAGGAAGTAAATTAACAACATCCTTAACATTACCTATATTGGCAATTGGAACTGCAGCAGTAACTACAGGAAATGACTTTGAAAAACAAATGTCAAGAGTACAAGCTATATCAGGTGCAACTAAAGACGAATTAGAACAATTAACGAATCAAGCTATAGATTTAGGAGCTTCTACTAGTTTCAGTGCATCAGAAGTAGCATCTGGAATGGAAAATTTAGCAAGTGCAGGCTTTACAACATCTGAAATAATGGAAGCAATGCCTGGCTTACTAGATTTAGCAGCATCAAGTGGTGCAGAACTTGCAACAGCATCAGAAATTGCGGCTAGTGCAATTAGAGGATTTGGACTAGAAGCTAATGAATCAGCACATGTAGCAGACGTATTTGCAGAAGCAGCAGCAAGGACAAATGCTCAAACAGAAGACATGGGAGAAGCAATGAAATATGTAGCACCAGTTGCGAAGACAGTTGGACTATCAATTGAAGAAACAGCAGCAGCCATAGGTATTATGTCTGATGCTGGAATAAAAGGAAGTCAAGCAGGTACAACATTAAGAAGTGGATTAGTTAGAATTGTAAAACCAACAAAGCAAGTGAAAGAGGCTATGGAACAATTAAATATAGAATTTTATAATTCTGATGGTACAATGAAATCCTTAACAGAAATAGTGGAAGCATTGCAAAAGAGTACAGCAGGATTAACAGATGAAACAAAAAATCAAGCCCTTGCACAAATATTTGGTACAGAAGCATTATCTGGAATGCTAGCTCTTGTAAATAGAGGTTCTGACGAATTGTCTAATATGACAAAATCTTTTGAAGATGCTGATGGAGCAGCTTCAGAAATGGCTGACACTATGTTAGATAATACTGCAGGAGCATTAGAAAGCTTAAGTGGTTCATTAGAAAGCGCAGGTATTGCAATTCAAAAGGAATTATCTCCATACATTAAAGATTTAGCAAGTTGGATACAAAATTTAGTTGATGAATTTGTAAATTTATCGGACGAGGAAAAGAAAAACGTAATAAAAACAGTTGCTTTAGTTGCAGCAATTGGTCCAGCTGTAAAAATAATAAGTAAATTAGGAAATGGAGTAGGAACGGTTGTAAAATCTATAGGAACTTTTTCACAAGCTGTAGGTGTATTAAAGACAGGTGTTGAATCTACTAATAACAGCGCAAACATGTTAGCGAAAGGAATTGGTGCAATAGCAAGTCCTATGGGAATTGCAGTGGCAGCGATTACTACTGGAGTTGCAGCAATTATATATCAAATAAACAAAGCAGAAGAGGAAACGAAAAATTCTTTATCTAATGTTGGAAGTGGTGCAACAGATTTTGTTACAGGAATTTCTAGTGCAAAATCTCATTTAGATGAATTTAATACAACATTATTTGCTAGTTCAGAGGAGCAAACGAAACTAGAGCAAAATATGCAAGAAGTACAAAATGGAATAACTGAAATATGTAAAACAGCATCAAATGAACGTAGAGATTACACTCAAGAAGAAATAACACAATTAGACGAATATTTTGCTAAATTAAAAGAATTAAAAGATAGAGAACTAGAAATACAAAAGAATATTTCTTCGGCTATTACTCAACAAGCTGTGCAAAATGCACAGAGTTTTCAAGGAAATTTAGAAGAATATAAAGTAAATTCGCAAGAATGGATAAAAACAGCTCAAGAACAAGCTTCAAAAGAGATTGGAATAATAAATGAAAGAACTACTCAAGAGATAGCTTTATTACAACAAAGATATGGAGAAAAAGCTACATTAGATAATGAAGCATATGCAAATGAATATAATAGAATTATGCAACAAAAAAATACAGCAATACAAGAAGCAAATGATGAGGTTGCACAAGTAAATGCAGCATATGCAAATGGATATTTACAAAGAGCTCAACAAAATGAAGGATTCTATACAAAACTTCAAGAGTATAACAGTAAGGTAGAAGAGGAAACAAACAGACATAACGGAGCAATAGAAAGTTTTGAAAACAATAAATTACTTACAACATCAAATAAGAACCAAGCAATATCAAATGAAAATTATAGATACAAAGAAAACATGAAAGATATTTGGAAAGATATGTATAAAAACATGTCTGAAGAGCAAGAAAAAGAATTAGGAACTTGGCTAGCAATGGTAGCACAAACTGAAATGTATGGTGGAGAAATAGACGAAGAAACAAGTAATTTAGTAAACCAAATAATTGCTTCTTATGATAGTATGCCAAAAGAAACCCAAGAAGCAATGAAAAACGCAATGGAGCCAATGTTAACAGAAATGCAATCAAAAGAACCAACACTATTTGCAAAAGCACAAGGAATTGCAGATGGAATTTTATCTAGACTAAAAAAATCCTTTGATATACACTCACCTTCTAGAGAAACAAGAAAAATATTTAAGATGGTAATGCTAGGATCTGAAAAAGGTTTAGAAGATGAAGAAAAAAATATTTATAATCAAATAGATA